AAACGGGTTTACCTTTTGCATATCGCATATAAAATGGTGAAGTATTTACCTTTTTTCCCGGTGTTTTCTTAAATGGTAGAAGTTCTTCTTTATATCTTCTATCTGCCTCTTCCCATAATTTAGATATAGATTCCTTTTTATTTTTAAGGGACTCAATCTCTTCTGCATTTGCTTCTTTATTTTCAGATGTAAGTTTTCTTATGTTTTCATCTATGTAGTCGGTCGTTGATTTTCTAACTGAGTCCCTTAAACCCTCTTTCGCTTCTAAGACCAAATGTCGTCTAGGGTCATCTGGCTTAAAGCGCCCAAATTCATCATTTAAATTCTGTTTAGCAAGATCTGCTTCTTCAAATGTCGTGATTTTAGGCTTTAATAATCTTTCTTCTAAATATTCTTTAACATCTGCAGGTAAGATTTCTTCACCAAATCTAGCGTATTTAGCTGCTTCAGCACCCTTATATTTATTCATTCTGTCTAAATAAGGCCTCATATCAATTGTAACACCTAATTCTCTGCTTATTTCTTTAGGTTTTTCATAAGCTGCTCTAATACTATCTTCAGGTTGTATCCATCGTCCTACACCTGTAATATCACCTTCTTGATCACTACCTTTTAATTCTTCAAAATGTCGCGCTGCTCGATCATAAATATCTTGTGCAGATGTTTCTTTACTACTAGCTCCTCTAAATCTTGTTAACATATTATCTAGTGAAGCACGTGCCTGTGGATAAACAACTTCTGCTCTTTTAGCAGCAGCCTGTGCTAGCTTTCCTGCACCTACTCCACCTAAATGTAAACCAGCACCAGCAAGTCCTCCTACAATAGCACCTCTTTCAGGCGCTGTAGGAGCCTGTGTTGCGCCGTATACTCCGCCTATTGCTGCCTGTTCACCTAATGGAGTTAACGTCTCTGCGAGGCCGAGAGGACCCATAGCAGCCGCTGTTCCACCATAACCAAGAATATCTCCGAGCACTCCACCAACACGTCCTGGCAATGTCCTACGTCCGGGTGCTTCTGGGACTTGATATCGCTCTAAAGGTTGTGCCCCTACTACTCGCCTAGGAATATTGGCCGCACCTGTAACTAAATTCATTAATTGTTGAGCTAATTCCTGTCCTGCAGCCGCAGGCATTGCAACAGCAGCTCTACCAACACCTCCTAAAGCTTGTAATAAAGGATGCTGAGCAGGCAATGCAGCACCAGGAGCTGTTTGTTCAGCTAATAAATTAATAGGTCCAGCTTCTGTTGGTTCAGGCTGTTTTAAATCTTCTTCTGTTAATAACATTTTTGGCATTATGCTACCCCATGTTTTTGTCTTAATCTTCGAATTACTTCATCCGTAGATATTCCAAGTTGTTTAGCCGTATGATCTATATTTTCTTGTGTAGAATTAGGAACGCCAGGAATTAACAAATTATCTTGGCCTTTTACAATTCTAGGTGAAGGATAAATCTTACCTTTTCTATAAATTTCAGGTATACCTAGTGCATCTTGCCATGTCTTCAATTCAGCCCGAACAGTATCTTTCATAGCATTAAATCGCTCTAAAGCCGCTCCTCCAGCTAGAAATATAGATGTTGGATTAGCAAGTTCTTCAATTCTTTTCATTCCTTCAGGTGTTACTGAATCTCCATAAAATTGTCTTAATTGTGATGACAATAATTTGGAATCAGCAACAAACTGCTGATATCTTTGATAATCTGGAGTTATAGTACCTGCTTGAGCTAAAGCAGAATCTTTTAAAAGCTTAGCTTGCCCTTTTACTCCTGAATAAATAGGGATAACACTAGAATCCATTCTGGCTAAAGTATTTTCAACATTATTAGCATACAATACTTTTTGTCGTACTATTGGATCAGTTACTGTTTTCTGCCTTAATAGCTCATATTGTGCTGGCAATTCTTTTGCAAATTCAGGTGCTTGTTCTCCAGGAACTGCTTGCTGAGCAACAACAGCAGGGGCTTGAGGCTGGCCAGCTGGTTGGGTTGGCAATTGCTGTCCGGATTGTACTAAAGCTTGTTGAGCAGGCTGTGCGCCAACGGTAGGCAGCATTCCTTGTGGTTGACCTTGCAATGCTCCAGCTAAAGCCCCAACAGTAGGTCTTATAGCCTGAGCCCATGGTTCTCCAGTTGGAGCTATTTGTTGTTGAGTACGTGCTTCTTCAAGGCCTGATTTACCTGTTTGAGTAAGAAATCTAGCTGGCAAATACTTTGCTAACTGTTCTTTATAAACCATCTGTGCATTATATTGCCTTAAAGCGTTCTGATATACATCGCTTTGCTCTCCGTATTGAGTCTTTAATGCATTTAATTTGAGAGCTTGGGCAGCTGGATCATTTCCAGAAATCAAAGAAATAGGGTCTTGTGCTCTAGCTTGAGCCAATTGTGTTTGTGCTTGTAATTGAGCTAAATTAGCTCGAGCCATAGGAACAGTATATGGTGATGTTAATAAGCTGCGGGCTGCTTGCCCACCTATTGCTGCTGCTCTTGGATCAAATGCTACCATAACCTTTCTCCTTTATAAAAATGTGCTCGCAATATCGCCAGCAAGACCACCACCAAATTCACCTAAGTATTGACCAATTCCACTAGCTGATGCGGCTTTTTGAGCTTCAGCTTGTGCTTGAACTTGTGCTAATTGTGCAGCTAGATTTCCATATTGACCTGCGGATGTGAGCCCAAATTGGCCCATCTGACCTGCAGCACCTAAGCCCATCTGGCCTAATCCAGCTGTACCACCTAGATATGTCTGACCCATACCTAAAATATTTTGTAAATATTGTTGCATATCTTGCGATGCTAATCCTTGAGAATAGCCTAAAATATCTTTCATTTCCTGACCGGATCCTGCCATACCTCTAGCTTCCATAGCGTTTTGCAATTGTTTCAATCCTTCTTGTTGTTGAAATTGAGCAGCTGGAGATAATTGATATCCGCTCATAATCTGTGAGTACATTTGAGAAGGATCACCATAGGGCTGTAACGCTTGAGCATATTTTTGTAAGCCACCATAACCCATCTGCTGATATGGTGCTAATTGACCTATTGCTTGCTGACCCATTTGTTTAATATAATCTTGTGCTTGTTGTAGAGTTTTTTCTCCTCCTCCAGTAAAATCATCTCCTCTACCACCTAAATACTGACCAAGTATGCCTCCACCAAGTTCGGCTATATATGGTAATGCTGCTGCAAACATATCTATTCTCCTTTAATTATTACTTCTACTATTTTCAATCCACAATTTACGCAGTTCATTATAATGGAATGATATTACATCTCCTTCGCCCATCTCATAATCAGCTCCTCCAGCTAACTGAAGCCCATTTCCATCAACAAGTTTGATCTTATGTGTATCACTCATACATTCAACCGTTAATGATTGGCCATCTTCTCCTACTGTAATCTGCGGATATCCTAAAGTTGTAGTTCCCACACTAGAGCCTTTAATCCTCATAATTCCTGTAGTAACTCTAATCTGATCAGATGCTGCCAAAACAAGCGTATCTGACGGTGTAGTAGAGAAATTAATAGCATGTGTAGCCCGTTCGAACCATCTGCTCCATTTCTGATTAATAAAATAACTTCCTGCTATATTGTCAAAAGGTTGTTTTTCAAGCATTAGGTACTCCTACTGTCATTGAACACCCCAACAAAACGAGAGGTAAATCATTGTAATTTTCTATTCTTAAAACTGTATCTGCACTAATTCCTAAATTAAAAAACCGTACTTCAGTTTTTCTTTTACCTATCTTTCCAATTTTCTGACTTAATTGATTTCCATATGTAATACCACCATCTCGAGATATTTCTAATCTCAATAATGGATCTTCATTTTTCCCATATTCAGTACCTGTACCTGTTTTTAAATCAAACCATATTTCATGAATATTATGATTTTTATAATTAGGTAATGAAAAGACACCAACTTCACGCATTTTTCTTATAGCAATACCATTATCATCATAAATTTGATCAGATAATTCTAAAATAGAATTTGCGTTATAAGGCAAGACATAATGCTTATCATTATAATAAAAATACGCTTCTGGTAACCATCTATCCTCATCTTTATGTGATAATTGAGACCAGCTTTGTGTATTCAAGCAATACATCCACGTCCTATTATCTTCAGTAAAATTAATGACATAGAAGATATACCCAATCCTATTCTTGAAGATGTATGCGCTTGCATCTTCTGGGTTTTCATATAATGCTAATTCTTCTTCTATAGCAGCTGTACTTATTCTTGTAGGCTCTCCACCTGTCGTCATAACTATCGCGACTTGACCGTTGTAATATCTTGCAAGCCAAATCGCATGTTCGAAATTTATAGCTATACTTCCAGCTGAAGCACACCCATAATCCAATGTCTGTACAGATTGCTGGCTAAACGGAAATGCCTGACCAGAATCGTACCAAACCTCAACAGAACGCTGTCCAAAGAGGTATAACAGACCTCTTAGACGCCCCAATCCTGTAAATACATCAGGATATGCTGTTAATTTAGCCCTATCTAATGTATCCCATGAATTAGCATCATTTATTCCTGAAATTCCCCATGAATCACTTTCAGCCTGACATACAATAAATCTTTGTGCTAGAACCGTCACATCTACAGGATTATCTAGGAAACCAGGGGCTGTTATTTCAGTTAATAAGCCAGTATCTTTACTATAAACCCAGCCCCCTTTCCCGTCCACAAAGACACACTCTGTCCCATTGTCTTCGATCCCTACATACCCTCTATCCGTTAGAATTTCTCCGAGATAAACAATATTTAATGATGTATCTAAAAAATATATTCTATCGTCAATTACAATAAATACTTTGTTATCAAAGACATGCGCTGCCCTTCCTCGTCCTGATCCTCGCCCTCTTCGAACTAAAGTCTTAACTTCTTTTAAGCCGGGGCGCGTGAACAAAGATTTTTTATTCTTTCCTTGAGGATCAACAGCAGCGTACATATTTAGAGTTCGTTTGGGATCAAATTCGTCATAACCATGACGAGCATAATCTCCTATGATATCTAAATTCACTGTCTTTAAAATACTCATAAATTAACTCAATGATGCTAAATTAGTTATATAATTATCTTTTCTAAACATGGAAATATCATTAATATCCAAATTTCTTGCATTACTTGCAATCATGTCATCTCTGCTCTGTTTATAATATGCTTCATCTACTTCATCCCATTTACTTGCAGGATAATTACGATGTAACATTCTCGCTAAGGCATTTTCTAAATAAAATATCATGTATGGTGGAATACCATCAATCTCAGTATTTAAAGCTTGAGTTGTAATACATGTTTTTGCCTTAATTGAACATGTATATGCTTTATCAGGTGTTTTATAAAATGTAATAACTGATTCCATTAAACGATGTGGAGTTAATATTGGCTCCATTCTATTTGTAAAATAGCATTTCGTAGGACGACCTGTAGCTGTAAGAGAATTTCCTTCAAAATATAAAGTATCACTTAAAATTTCAACTGGATACAAAGTCCCATCTTCAATTATTGAAACATGTGAAAGCTTCGTAATATTAATTGCAGTTGCTGGATAATGCTTTGAAAAAACTACTTCTCTTTCTCCTGGAGTTAAAGAAATTTCAATTTCATTAAATAATGGAATATATGAACCATTTCCAGAAAGTTCATCAAGCAAAACATTAAGAGAATACAATCCTTCTGTTACTTGATCTCCAGTTAAATTTCGATCATCAGATTTAACATTTATTATTCTGTATGCTTTTT